AAGGATCGGAGTTTGATTGTGTGGGCTGTGGGAGTTGAATTAATGTTTTAACCCCATCGAAATCGATGGAATTAGAAACCAAAATAGAATATTATGGAGGATATAACTTGGGAATTGAAAAATTTAGATTCATTAAAAGATTATATTTTGAATGATCTAATCGGAAAAAATGAAAACACTAAAGATATTAACGAAGCAATTAATATATATTCGGAACGATTCCACGAAATGAAAATGAAAATTAAACAAAATGAAAAATAAAATATGGACCGAACCCGAAATCCAGATCGTAAGAAATAATTTTATGATGTCGCTTGAAGACCTTTCTGAACTGGTAGGAAGGAGCAAGGCTTCGGTTTTGAATATGAAGTACAAGCTCAAGAACCAAGGATTTAATGATGAGAAGAATTATGTTTGGGATTTTAAAAGGGTTTAAAACGCCCTTTTTTTTTATTATCTAGTTGAAAATATTAAATTGTAGCATGGAATATATACCCGTAAAGGAATATGCTGAACTGGCTAACATTACAGTTCAAGCGGTCTACCAACGAATTAAAAAAAAGCGATTGGAATACAAAAAGATCGGATCTTTTCACCTTGTAAAGAATAACAATGTCTAAAATATCAGTTTTTCCAGAAGGGTATTTCTCTGCAAAGTTGGGCGAATATGTACCTTCAACTAAGCCTAAAGAGTCAATCGACTTTGAGGATTACATCTACAATATCAAAAACGGAAAGTGGGAAGATGCTGTTATAAATGTGCGTGCTGGACGTTGGGAAAAGGTACAAGCTCAGGGAATAACCGCTTCGGGAACGTTTGAATATCGAAACGTAAAGGGACTAATTGAGCATTCGGGAATTATAGCGATTGACATCGATGCAAAAGACAATCCTAATTGGTCGATTGATGAGGTGGCAGCAGACCCCTATATAATGGCCTTTCACGAGTCAATTTCTGGAAATGGTGGATATGTTGGTTTTGTTAAGATTGACCCGTCACGGCACTTGGACTCATTCATAGGGTTAGAGAAATACTTTGCAAATGAGTATAAGGTAATACTAGATGAATCCTGCAAAGATGTTTCTCGATTTCGTTTTGTATCGATGGATGCAAATATCTTCTATAATCCTAGTAGTAAGATATTCAAAAAGTACGTTCCTAAAAAGAAAGTTGTACCTCAAAAAACATACGTTCACACAGGGGATGACATGGATTTTATATTGCAGCAAATCAAAGACAGGAGCTTGAATATTTGCGAAGATTATTCAGACTGGGTAAAAGTCGGGATGGGGTTTGCAAACTCTTTAGGTGAATCGGGGCGCGACAAGTTCAATTTTGTATCTTCTTTTTCAATAAAATACGACCAAAACGAATGCGATAAAAGTTATGATGGGTTCCTTAAAAGAAAGCGAAGTGACAATTCAATCGCTACTTTTTTCTACCTATGCCAGAACCAGGGTATCAAAATTAAGACCCCAAAAACTGAGCAGATCGAGCGTATCGCAAAGCTGAGACGGAAGAGCTCCGTTAAAAATGGGGGTATAAAGGACCCGAAAGAAGGAGCAATTAAGACCTTAGAACTTTCTGGAATCAAGCGTGAAGAAAGCGAAAAAATCATAGATCAGGTCATGAATATGCCTAATCACGAAATTGAAAATGAGCGAACCGACGATCTAATTTCTGATTTAAAAGCATTTCTTTCTGAGTACAATATTCTATTCAATACTATAACTAGGCACATAGAAATAAACGGTGAAATTATTGATGATAGGATGTATAATTCGTTGTATATAAAATCAAAGGAAGTTGTTTCTGACAAGACTACTAAGGACTTATTATTCTCTATTATCGAATCAGATTTCACTAAAGAATACAATCCGTTTCTAAAGTTCTTTGAGAAAAATAAGCACTTAAAACCTGTGGGATTAGTAGATGAATTGCTATCGTGTATCAAATATAAGGCCGATCTTGACGGTATGCACGTGACAAATTACTTGGATGTTTTCGGCCACAAATGGTTACTTTCTGTAGTCGCGTCGATGCTTGGCACGCACTCAGTAATGATATTGGTTTTGACGGGCGGTCAATACGAAGGGAAAACAAACTTCTTTCGCAACCTTTTCCCCGAAGAGCTGCAAGCGTATTACGCGGAAAGTAAGCTAGATGGAAAGCCTGAAGATGACGCGGCTTTGATGTGCAAAAAGGCAATCATAATGGATGACGAGTTTGGAGGCAAAAGCAAGCAGGAAGCTAAAAAACTAAAGGATTTGTCATCGAAAGACAAGTTCTCAATTCGCAAGCCTTACGGAAAATTTCACGAGGATCTAAAGCGTATAGCGGTGCTTTGCGGAACTTCAAACGAGGATGAAATTATTAACGATCCAACAGGGAACAGGAGAGTAATTCCCGTTAATGTCCTATCAATAGACCACGAGAAATACAGTTTGATTGACAAAACAGCACTTTGGATGGAGCTGTATTGGGAGCTTAAGGAAGTCGGCGAATCTTGGATGCTCAGTAGACAGGAAATCTCTTACCTAAACCAGATCACACGTGTAAATGAGCAGGCCAGTCTAGAGTTTGAGGCTATACAGATGTTTTTTGACAGACCGGACAAAGGTGGTTTTTGCGAATGGATGACCAACACTGAAATAGTCAATTTCATTGAAACACATACACGACTAAAGATTTCTCCTTTCAAATTGGGAATGAACTTAAAAAAGCTGGGATTTGAGAAAATAAGCAAACGAATAGATGGGATGCCTAGAAACGTGTACGAGGTAATAAAAAGAGGTGACTACAATAAAAACGCAAGTGATTCACAATCAGCGTTTTATAAAATAGTGTAGTCACGTAGTCAGTGTAGTAACCAACTTGCATAAACTTATAGAGAATTTTTCTTACGCGAAAATTATTTTTATGATTGCATTTACTATCTACATACTTTATACTTATATATAGTAACTACACTGACTACAAAGGGTTAAAAGATGGGTTTAGGATTAATGAAGGCTGTTTTTTTGTATTCAGCTTTCAAAATAAAAGGTGAATACAAGGTGAATACAACTAACTACAAAAAAAAATGATCGAGCTAAGACCGTACCAATTAGAGGCAGTAAAAAAGACTAGGGAAATGATCCTAGAAGGGAAGAAAAAGTTTGTGTTCAGCAGCCCCACGGGAAGCGGAAAAACTTTTACCTTTTCTTTCATCGTTAAGAGCGCGATAGCAAAGGGGAAACGGGTTCTGATACTGACACACAGAACAGAGCTATTGACGCAGGCAGGCGGTGCGCTTGAGTCAATCGGGCTAAGTCCAACCAAGATTGAAGCTGGCAAAAGTATAGCCTATTTTTCGGGCCAACTTTACGCTGGAATGATTGAGACAATTTCACGTAGGATGCAAAAGCTTGAGTACATTAATTTCGTTCAGTCGCTTGACCTAATCATTATAGACGAGTGCCACTTCGGGAACTTCGACAAGTTCTTTTCTCAGATTGCAAAGGCAAGTGTAGTAATCGGATTTACAGCAACCCCACACCGGGAAAAGAATCAGATTGCTTTGGATGAGTTTTATGAGGGCCTTATAGAGGTCGTATCTATTCCAGAATTAATTGAGCAGGGTTACCTATCAAAGCCCCTGAGCTATGGCGTTAAGCTAGACCTGAGCAGCGTTAAGATCAAAGGCAATGATTACGACAATGATTACGACAATGATTCGCTTGGTTCTTTCATGACTGAGACAAAAGTTTACGAGGGTGTAATTGAGAATTACAAGAAGATCTGCGATAAAACCAAAGCGATTGCTTTTTGCCCAAATATCAAAAGCTCAATAAAATTAAGAGATGAAATGATCGAGTCGGGCTTGAACGCAAAACACCTGGATGCTGGATCTACTAAAAAAGAGCGCGCGGACTGTTTAGCGTGGTTCAAAAATACACCGGACGCAATACTTTGCAATGTCGGGATATTGACAACTGGATTCGATGAACCTACAATTCAGACAATTATTCTATATCGGGCTACCAAGTCACTTCCTTTGTTTCTTCAAATGGTCGGGCGTGGAAGCCGAATTATTAAGGGAATCAAAGAAACTTTCAATCTTTTGGATTTTGGCAATAACGTCAATGAACACGGATTTTGGGAAGATGAACGCGCATGGAGCTTAAAGAAAAAGAAGAAGAAAAAAGAAGGGGCAGCACCTGTAAAAGAATGTAGAGAATGCGGTGCGCTATGCTATGCAAGTGTTACGGTTTGCGCGGCTTGCGGTTATGTTTTCCCTGTCTCGGAAAAGCAAAAAGAGGAAGCGGAAATAGCTTTTTTACAGTTACTAACTAAGCAGGAGCGCATGAGAAATGCGAATAATGCTGGACTAGAAGAAAAATCTAGAATGGCAAAAGCGGGATTAATTAGCCCGTATTGGGTGCTGCATAATTTGACAGACCGAAATGAGGCGTTGGAGTTTATAAATCTTATGGGATATAAAAAAGTATGGTTACATATAAATAAAGATAGATTTGAATGTCTGAAAAACTAGAGATTAACGGAAGAGTAGTAGGTAGTTTTGAAATAACAACTTACTATATAGGTAAAACCGAAAGCGGCGAAAAAATTATCATTGAAAAAGTTAAGGTTCTTGACACTGATGGTAAGTATATTAAGTTCGCAAAACTAAGCGGTGTAATAAGTTACATGAATAAATACCCAGTAACATGGAAATAAGCGAGGATAAACTGCAAAGCGATTGTTACCGATGGTTTCACGCTACTTATCCAGATTTGAGGGGTTTGCTATGCTACAATCTCAACAACTCAAAAAATAAAATTAGGGGAATGATGGACAAAGGCATGGGATTGCAACCGGGAAGATCGGATCTAGTTCTCTATTACAAAGGCATAGCGTATATGCTGGAAGCCAAGACTGAGAAAGGGACACAGCAACCGAACCAGAAAGTTTGGGAGTCAAAAATAATTCAGGCAGGATTTAGTTATCAAATATTTCAATCCAAAGAAGAATTTATTTCTATAATACTTGCAATAATTAAATAAAATAGTTAATATTACAAACCAAAAAATAAATAAAAATGGCAGATTACGACAACAAACTAAGCGGAGCGTTATTCAAGAACGACAAAGGTGACAATCCTAAAAGACCAGATTACCGTGGAAGCTACACAGACGATAACGGTGTAGAGTTCAACGTTTCGGCATGGATTAAGACCTCAGCCAAGGGCGTTACATTTATGAGTTTTACAATGCAGGTCAAGGAGGCTAAACTTCCAGCCGCTACGCAAGGCCAGCCAGCAGCTCAGCCGGCTAATTTTCAGGATGACGATGCTGATAAACTTCCATTCTGATGAAAGGGCTAAAACTAAAGTTTGGGGCGTACAAAGGAGTGGAGTTCTCAAAAGTTCCGCTAGAATATAAAATATCATTTTGGAAGATATTTGAAAGCAGGTACGAGAAAAACCAACTGATAAAGCAGAAGCGAGTTCAGGATTTTATGGACTACCTTAGCAAGGATGAAAAGATCAATACTAAGAACAAACTACCGGATAGTCCTAGTCAAACTATATACAGTAGATCAGGCAGAAGGTTTTGCTGAAACCGAAGATGAAGCTAGAAAAATGTTTGATAAGATTATGAGTCAGGTTACAGATTTTACGAGTGCTAAATTATTATACAACAATCAATTAATCGAAGAGCGAAATGGAAACTAAATATTATGAGTATATCGGCACACAAGAGCAGGCAGATTTTTACAAAGAACCTATTCCTATAATAGGGAATATATATCCTGGTGATGCAGAAATAGGAGGAGAGAACGTATCTTTTTGGCTTATTTCTAAATCACTGGCTAAGGGATGGAAGCGAGTAAAAAAAGAACTATCAACTAATCAGCTGATAGAACTCCTAAACAAAAAAGCTGCTAAGGACGGAATGATTTGTTCGGTAACTTTTGAGCTTCACCACGAGGTTGAGATTACAGATTTTCATCTAAGTAAAGTGTATAAAAATGGCTTTACAAGCGTATATTTTTGTGTTAACTTGGGTATTTTACAGGTTCAAGCCAAACAACAACAACTAATAGAGTCAATTAAAAGAGAACTCGAAAATGACTAGATCTATAAAAATAGGAATAATCACTCTAATACTGGTAGCCATATTTTCCAGTTGCTCAAGCGTAAAAAGTCCATCTCATCAATGCGAAATGAGGCATGAATACAGGAGGAAATGAGAGTGCTGTTAATTATCATTTTTCTTCTCTTGTCAAGTTGCGAGACTTACAAGCGGAATGTAATCAGGCAGCGCATCATGAGCGAAGAAGGCACTGTGATAGCGATTAACAGGGAATACGGTTTTTACACTGTATTTTGGGATTGCGACAATCCAAGGTATAAGAATCAACCTTGCTTTGGAATCAGCGACCACCCAATGAGGTTAGGTATAAATGTAGGGGATATAGTGAGAATTAGCAGTAAAGTTGATTAACACCTAATTAGCCTGGGATTAACTTTTCAGGTTTTTTTTTGGTTATTTATTTGCAATTATTAAATAAAATAGTTAATTTAGTATAAGCAAAAAGGGAAAAGGTTCTCTTTTTAACCAAACAACATCATGAACAAATGCACAACAATAGAAGAAATAGCAATAGATTACAACTTTGATGGTTGTACTGATTTGGTAGCCTTCGTATTAAAAGGGCTAAATGAGTCTGGTAAATTTTGGTCTTATATAAGTCCTTACGTTTTTAATAATACGGAAGATGCTTATCACGCAGCTTGTATTGAAATTTCTGGAAAATGAGCAAGACTAAAAAAGTAACATTAGCCCGGGATTAACTTTTCGGGCTTTTAACAAAAAAGGGAAAAGGTTCCCTTTCTAACCAAACAACATCATGAACAAATATAGCAAGGGTTTCCGTTTTAAAGAAACAGAACTAGGGGTTTTTTCAGGAAATTCAGATCAAGCGATTGAATGCTTGGAAAAAGACTTTAGAATGATTGGCCTTACAAGGGGTCAGTTTAGTCTGATTGATCTTATCCACTCAATACTAAAAAAAATAGGGAAGTCGAAAATAATATGTTGCACTTGGTCGGCTGGGATAAAGGACGCTAATCAAATAAAATGGCTGATTAACTCAAATTTAATTGAAAGCTTTACTTTGGTAACTGATTATTCTTTTGCCATAAGACAGAAAAAGTACTCGATGGCAATCTCTGATTTATTTGGTAATGAGAATATCAGAACTTCGGATATTCACGCAAAATTCGTATTAATAAGAAATGATAATTGGAATATCTGTATAAGAACATCCATGAATCTAAATGATAATAAGACTTGCGAAACCTTTGAAATTGACGAGAATAAGGAAATTCATGATTTTTATCTTAACTTTATTGAAGAAACATTTAAGAATACGCCTGAAGGATTTGTTGAGAAGATGTGGATTGTAAATGCCGCTTTGGACAAGTTTTTTGGAGAGGTTAAAAAAGTAGAAACTAAACAATCATTTGGGTTTTTCAGAATGACTAATGAATAAAGTATCAAGGACAAACAATGACACTATAAAAAAGGAGATGCTTGCAGCACTGAAGGAAACTTTGGGAGTAGTTGCTCCAGCTTGCGAAATGGTAGGCATTTCTAGGAATACTCATTATGTTTGGATGAAAGAAGACAATGAATATAAATTAGCAGTTGATGACCTATTAGAGTTTCAGATTGACTTTGTCGAATCAAAATTATTTAGTAATATTAATAATGGAGATGTTGCTTCGACTATTTTTTACCTAAAAACTAAAGCAAAGAAACGAGGGTATTTTGAAAAATCTAATATTGACCACACAACCAACGGCAAAGACGTAACAGGAATTAAACCTATCGAATGGGTAAAGTCAAAAGATGCCGAAGATTAATGACATACATCAACTGCTATACACTTCTGATCAGAGGTATGTCTATGAAAAAGGCGGAAGGGGTTCGGGTAAATCTTTCGTTATTTCTGATTATGCGCTAAGACTAACCTACGACCTTAATCGGGTAGTTCTATTTTTGCGTTATACGATGGTTTCCGCTTCGGTTTCAATCGTGCCAGAATTTGAGACTCAAATGTCTAATAATGATTGTAAGCATGAATTTCACATTTCAGGCTCAGAAATTACCAACAAAAAAACAGGGTCAAAGATTATTTTCAAGGGCGTTAGAACATCGTCGCTGAATCAAACCGCAAATCTAAAATCAGTTCAAGGGCTTACAGATGTAATATATGACGAGTTTGAGGAACACCCGGACCAAGATTCCTTTGATAAGCTAGACGAATCAGTACGCTCTATAATCGCATCCAATAAGATGGTCTTAGTATCAAATGCACTACACAAACAATCATGGCAGCACAAACAATTTTTTGAACCTGATGGATTGTATTACACCATGACCGATAGAATCAACACAACATACCGGGACAACCTGCAAAACCTTTCTGCATCTTGGCACCAAAAACGGTTGATAGTCAAGAATAGAGACAGAAGAAAGTACGAACGAGATTACGAAGGAATAAACTTTGAAGATGCTGAGGGGGCTTTATGGAATTACAGCTTAATCAAAAAAGTATCTTCGCTTCCATTAATGAAGAAAATAGTAATCCCGATTGACCCGGCTGTTACATCGGATCCAAATTCAGACGAGCATGGAATATTGGCGGTAGGTCTTGGATTTGATGGTAATGCTTACGTATTTGACGACGAAAGTGGAATATACACGCCTAACGGAATGGCGGTTAAGGCTATTGGATTGTACGACAAATGGCAGGCAAACCTAATAATTGGAGAGGCAAATAATGGGGGCGACTTTATTGAGGCGGTAATCAGATCTGTGGATAAATCGGTGGCTTACAAAAAAGTCCATGCAAGTAGGGGAAAAGTAACAAGAGCGGAACCTATTGTAAACATATACGAGCAGGGTAAAGTACTTCATTACGGCAATCTAAATAAACTGGAAATTGAAATGACTTCTTGGAACCCGACAAAAGGTAAATCTCCTAACCGAGTTGATGCTCTGGTGTGGGGACTGACTGAATTAATGATAAACAACAAAAACCCTGTTGGACTAATTGATATGAGCTAATGCTAAAAACTTTAACTATTTACTTATCACTACTAATTGCCATGTACTTATTGGGCAGTTTCATAGCTTGGAACCTAAACCCTATTAAGTGGCTTTGGGTGGGTCGTTCAGTTTTCGTAATATTTTACGTATTTTTGGTTATTGCAATCGACTTAAAGAATAATAAATGATTTCTCTTATTCAAAAATACCTCCTTACAAGTCCAAGGCCTACAGCCGATTTAGACGTTAATCTATTTAACAAAGCTATTTACGGGCAATTTAACGTGAATAATTTAGTTGTGTGGATGGATAATAGGGTAGATACATTCATTAACGAAGGGTATCGGGGTAATGCCATGATTTATTCGATAGTAAAAAAGATTGGAGAAAAAGACTCAGAAGTCCCTTTGCAGGCATTCAAGGAAAACGGAAAGGAAAAGCGATACAAAGCAATAAAATACAAGTCAGGAGAATTAGATCGCGCTCAGTCCAAATTTGAGCGGGTTAAGAACCTTGAAGCGGTTGAGTCAGGTGATTTGTTGCAGCTTCTAAAACACCCAAACCCAAGACAGACGCAAATTGAGTTTTTTAAAGAAATATCAATGTGGTTCAGGCTAACAGGCGAAGTTTTTATTTACGGGGTTAGGATTGGAGGCGGTTTGCGAGATGCTAACAAATTCAAAGAACTGTATTGTTTGCCGGTCAATAGATTGGACCTTATTCAGGGCGATATGTTCATGCCCTTTAAGGGGGTAAAATTTAATATTGGAGATCAAACCATTGAAATTCCAGCCTCTGAAATTAAGCACATGAAAACGATAAATCCGTATTGGGATTTGCAGGGAACACAGCTAAGAGGTCAAAGTCCACTACTTGCAGGTATTAAGTTTTTAAGCAAGAATAACGAGGCAGTTTCAAGCTTAAAAAGATCACTTGAGAATGAAGGTGCAAAAGGTTTTATCAGTCCTGATGCGTCTCAAGATCCTGAAAAGTGGCTAACAGCCGAACAGCTACCGACTTTGAGGCAGCAACTACAAAAATATTGGGATGGCAGCATGAATAAAAACCGTGTTGGTGCTTTGGGTATTCCTATGCAATATCAATCAATCGCACTCAGCCCGGTTGCTCTTGATATATTGAAAGGCATGGAGTACGATGATGAGAAATTATGTAATCTATGGGGTATTAATCCCGCTCTTTTCCGCTCAGATTCAAAGTTCGATAACTTAAACGAAGCCAAAAAGCAGTTAGTTGTAGATGTCTCTTTACCATTTTTGAAGCAGCTAGAACAGGCATTGAGCGAGTTTCTTTTGCCAGCGTTCCCGGGTGAAGCTGATTATTTAGACTTTGACATCTCAGAATATTCTGAGCTTAATGCAGATTCAAAACTAATAATGGAAACGTTTTGGCATGGAGGATTAGCCACCTTGAACGAGGTTAGAACGATGCTTGGATTTGACGAAATAGACGAGGACTATGCGCGGGCCATTTACACAGAGGCGAATAAAATCACACTTCAGGAAGCATTTGAAGGTGGTGCGGACTTTCAGGATTTAAACCTATAATGAACATAGCCAAAATCAGACGCGAGAACAAAAAAGCTAACAGGCAATACCAAAAGTTCGGCGAAGAATTGTTTTTAAAAACGCTTATCTCGCAAGCTGATTTTTTCGATGAAAGGCTTATGACTTCGGCCTATGTGGAATACTATCAGAAAGTTTTTCCAGATGCGGCCCGAAGGGGTTATTTCCAGATCCGTGCGATGCAGAAAACTAAGGACTTTGAAATGAGCGATTTGTTTCTTAATACCTGGAAAGCTTGGATTGGGGTTTGGGTCCGCGAAAACTTAGGCGGTCTTATCACAAACGTGAATAATGGGACTAGACTAGAGATTAGGAAAATACTCGAAAGGGCCATTGAATTAGGTTTAAATCCATTTCAGACTCAGCAACTGCTAACGGAAACCATCGGAAGCAGAGCCAGAGCGCGAGCCATAGCGATCACCGAAGGAACACGAGCTAATAACATGGGGTTAATGCGATCAGGTGATGACTTTGAGTTAGTTACAGGACTAAAGACGTACAAGCTTTGGATTCACTCAGGCGCAAGACGCGAACCACGGCAAAGCCATATTTCAGCGCAAGGCAAGCCTATTCCAAAAAGTCAGTTTTTCAATATTGAAGGGGTTAAATTAGATTCTCCTGGTAATCCGGCACGAGGCGAAGGGGGTAAAGACGTGGCGAGACAAGTGATAAATTGCGGTTGCTCAATAGCTATAGTGACAGAGGATTTTGTTCGGGAAAGATTTCCAGAGGCATTACAATAATATTAACTATTTTGTTTATATTTGGGTTCACTAAAATATAGAGCGATTATGGAAAACTACGCAGAAACAAAAGGAGAGAGCGCATTTGATTGGAATGCTCTTTTGGAAAACCCTCCTGAATATCTTTCAAATGAACACTACCGTGCCTGTGATTTATCGGGCGAATGGGTTACTTGCGCGTGCGGTAACCTTTGCGATATTATACCGAGGAGCCCGATTGGCCGTCCTAGTGATACGGAATTAGAAAGTTTGGGCGTTAATTTTTATTACGCAATTAAGGAATGTGAATGGCAAAAAGCAAAAGAAATACTAGCCAAAATAGAAAAGCGATCAGAAGAAATAATATTTGAACTAACAAAATGAAACTTAATCCCTCTGAGAAATCGGAGGGATTTTTTTTATAATTACTTTTTAATGTATATTTGCCTAAACGAATATGCAAATGTTAACTAAAGGGCTTGATGTAGGTTTCAAAGATGTTGATCTAAAGCAGGGAATTGTTACGGGTCAATTTGCAAAGCACAATACCAAAGACTTAGGCGGTGACATATCCGAGCAGGGAGTTTTTGCAAAGTCAATTATGGAAAGAGGCCCTAAAGGATCTAGGCTTATGAAGTTCCTTTTAGATCACGATAAAAAAATGGTTCCCGGTGTTCTTACTGACGTGTACGAAGATGCTCAGACAGCGAGCTATGAGATGAAAGCAGGAACCCACAACCAAGGAGTTGATTTTGTCAAGATGGTTGAGTCTGGAATTATTAACCAGCATTCGTACGGTTACGTGACAATCAAAGAAATGTACGATGGGAATCGAAAAGCCAACATTCTGAAAGAAGTAATGCTATTAGAGGTTTCAGCTATTCAGTTTTTGGGCATGAATCCTGACACAACACGAATAGACCTAAAAAGCGAGGCAGACGCATTTTTTTACCTTGAAAAACTAAAAAGATTCTTGCAGACTTCGGATTGCACAGATGAAACACTCAGTAAGTTAGAACTAGAATTTAAATCACTTGAATTACTGTTAAAGCCGTCAAAAGACACTTTGAAGGAATTGGAAGCCGATCAATATAAATCATTAATTAACATTCTAAAATCCTAAAAATGGACCCTGAACTATTAAAGAAACAAATACAAGACGCACAGCTCGCATTAAAAACAAATGTAGATGGAGCGCAGGCAAAGGCAGTTGAAGCATTTGAAAAAGCTAATGGGCTTATTGGAGAATTGGCGTTAAATAAGGATGCAAGTACAAAGAACGCTACTGAGTTGGAGGCTTTGCGAAAGGATTTAAACACACTTTCTGCAAACATGAATAAGCCTGGATCCAAGGTAGAAACAAAACGAATGAGTTTTGAAGATTCTTTCTACATTGCCGCAAAAGAAAAGAAAGCTGAAATAGATTCTATTTTGGCAGCAGGGGGAAGAATGACAGGGCCTTTAGTCTTGAATCTAAAAGCGATTGGGCTTAATAATACCGTAGAAGCAAGTGGCTCCGCCTCTCAGGTTTCGATCACTCAAAACACGGGGATCATATCTGATATTCGTACTAGAATCACCTCTTATTTAACAAGGGTTTCTCAGGCATCTTTAGCGATGGACAATCCTATCGCGCTGTGGATGGAGATGTTGGATTCCACAGGCACGCCAATTTTTATTGCTGAGGCTGCTGAAAAAACAGAGATTGGGGTTAGATTTGAGGAAAGAAGTAGAAAAGCTAAAAAAATACCTGTTTACTCAAAAATCACTACTGAGTTCTTGAGATATTTACCTCAACTGGTTTCGCACATTCAAAACTTCATGATGAAGCGTGTGGATATTGCTACCGAAAACCAACTATTCACAGGTGACGGAACTGGTAATAATTTGAAAGGGGTAATGCTAGACGCTACATTATTCACGGGTGGAGATTTGAATGGTAAGGTAGCAAGCCCTACCGGATGGGATGTGATGTTGGGAGTCATTTCACAGGTTCGAAAAGCTTCAGGAGTTACAAATGGTATCTATGTAAAAGGCGGTATCGTTGATGTACTGCTATCCACAAAGGACGCTGATGGCAGGTACATTTTGCCAGCAGGGGTTACGATCAACGCGCAAGGCGAGGTTTCCGCTTTCGGAGTGCCTTTGATTCGTACAGAAGCAAACTTGGGATCATTTGATTTTATGGGCGGTGACTTGAGTGTTATTAATGTCGGGTTCACTGGTAATATGACCGTACAAATTGAAATGTCGGGAGACGATTTTATCAAGAATCTGAAAACGGTATTGGTTGAGCAGGAGCTAGTTCAGTTTGTTTCTGCCAATGATACGCAAGTATTAGTTAAGGGTTTACTCTCCGATGCGATTACGGAACTAGATTCAGCAGTCTAGTACTTAGCAAAAAATAGATTGGGAGCCTCTGAGAAATCGGGGGCTTTTTTTTGGTTAAAATTGATTAGATTTATGGGTAATTAAACTAAATATCGAAATATGAATATTAAAGAAGCAAAACAGATATTAGTTAGGTTTAATCAGTGGAGAAGATATGACTCATCATTTACTGAAAGTCCTAGGATGGAAAACCCTAAAGAAATAGGAATAGCTATTGATACGTTGGTTAATGATGGATGGATTCTACTAAAAGATATAAAGCCTGAATTGTATCAAGAATGCATTATTTTTAACGGCGTGGTTATGTCAGGATTTGTTTACAATAGATTGGGATCATTTGATGACAATGGCGAGGGGTTATATTGCATAGTAGACGCTACCCATTGGATGCCTCTACCAGAAGCTCCAAAAAAATCCTTACATTTGGGAAACGAAAATAGCTGAACCATGCTACAAATTGAAGTAATAACAGATCTAGCAAATGAACCTGTAAGCTTAGAGGAGGCGAAATCCTTCTTACAGATAGATTATCCCGATTGGGATTTGCTTATTAGTTTACTCATAATTGCAGCACGATCTGAGTCTGAGAGCTACACAGGAAGAGCCTACGGACTGAAAACTATTCAGATAACAGGTAATACGGATCATGAGAAGATATACCCAATACTCCCTTATGTCGAGCCTAAATCTTGGGACAAAGAAGACGATAACAAGGATTATAGGTATGAAGCTGGATATTCTTTTTTGCCTGCTGACTTGAAACTAGCAATTCTTATGCGAGTTGCTACAGGTTACAGCTACCGGGAAAACGGAACTACACAGGCAATAAATATGACTGTAAACAGCTCGATCAATAAGGAAAACAAGTATAGACACTCATTCATAGGATGAAATCAGGATCATACGATCAAAAGATTAATTTCAAGTCATTCCAGAATATTTCTGATGGGTTTGGCGGTACTGTCCCTAATTTCGTAAATCTGATCACAACCTTTGCAGCGGTCAAGATTACCAAAGCTTTCAATATTACTGAGGCTGGACAAATGGATCTACCATTGATTTATACCTTTCGGATTCAATACAGAAATTCATTCATTCCAACGGTTGCAATGAGAATAACGTACAAGGGTAAGGATATTCAAATAAAGTCAATTCAGGAAAATGATGAGCGACAACATCGGGAATATATCATTACAGGATCAACATTATAATTATGTCAGTAAGAGTCATAGGGTTAAATGCAGCTTTGCGGGATATTAATAACAGGGGGTCTTTGGCTATTGATGCAGCAAAAAGAACCTTGGCGTCAACTGCTTCAGCTATTGATTTTGAGGCAAAAAACGCAGCTCCACGAAGTCTTTCCGGAAACTCATTGGATTCAGAAGTCGATGGAGTCATTTTAAATCTTAAGCAGCGTATTGATAAAGTAGCTTCAAATAATGGTCTTACATTTGTAATCGGTATTCAGGGTACACAGGATTTTGATGCGTATGCGGAGTTCGGTACGGGGCAAAGTGCGGTACAAATATTGAATGGTCCGGGTTACACTTCAGAAATGCGGGCCATTGCGATGACGTTTTTCAAGAATGGTCTGGGTACCTTAAGAGGGAGGCCGTTTTTATTCCCTGCGTGGATCAGGAATACAGCTAATTTAGTTTCTGATTTGAACACAAATATTGCAAACGCTATTAGATAATTATGAAAGAAGTTTCAAACCTGCTAAGGCTTGCTTACTTGGAATTACTTAATCCATTAGTATTGGAGGGTGTTACGATTCCTGTTTTGGATGAAATGGTAAACCCAAATCAGCAAACGGCAACCTATCGGGCTAGTCAGGCTTATGTTTTAATTACAGATCAAAATGAGGTTGAGACTTCTAACAACTTTTCAACATTCAGACAAACGGCCACCATTTCACTCGACATAATCACAAAGTTTCCGAACGGATCAGGATCTCGGCTCGCAAGTGAACTTATATCAAATGCAATTCAAACACAGATAAATCTGCTAAACGGTCAATCAATTAATATTGATAACTCGGTTATTCAGGTACTATCGACTACCAAAGTGGCTAGTACCTCATTCGTTGAACCTGGTCAATCTTTGGTAGTATTCAGAAAAAGAATTACATTTAGTCATATTATTATTCAATCATAGAAATTTATCATGGCAACACACAAATTAGGTAAATCTTTTGTATTTCAGTGGAGGGGCTTGCCTGTGGTTTGTCAGGTTTCAGGTTCGCTATCGTTGACTAATGAGGGTATTACAGTACGTAACAACTGCTCTGGAGATTGGGGTGTAAGGCTTGAAGGTGGAGACAAGTCCGGTTCTTTTGCCTTTACGGGTGACGTAGATTTTGGAAGCGATCCGGCTACAGCTTACTCTTATTTCGATTTGTACGAAGATTTAGGAAAAGTTTTTACCACTATCTTTGGAGACAAAACAGTGGGTCAAAAGTATTTCCTTTTCGATTCTCAGCTAAATGCTTTGGAGCTTACAGCCGAACGAAATACACAAATCACATTTTCGGGAACCTTTGATATTTCAGGTGTTCCAGAGGTCGTAACAGCATCTTAATTATGGCATACAGAAAACTAGACATTGAAGGATTTGGCGAAATTGACTTTTTTGGCAATGCAGGAGTAATGGCACAAGTTGAAGATGAATTGGATATATCGTTTATTGAAAAAGCACAAAGCGGAACAATACCTGTATCTCTAATGTATTGCGTTTTGTATTGGTCACATTACGTTGCTTCAAAGCGATTAAAAAAGCCTGTTATAATGGATCGTGAGGATATTAAGTTTAATGTTTCAGGAAAGAAATTAACCGAAATTATACCGCTTATTATCGGTGATATATTAGCAGACTTCGGAGGAGATCCCGCAAAAACCGAAAAAAAAGCGAAATAGACAAAACGTCTATTAGATCAAAATTCATGGTCGTTGTTGGGAGAATTAGCATTCCTTACAACGACTTTTTTATTTTGAATTATGATGAGCGCGAAGCCTTGGTAAACGGGTTCAATGAAAACCAAAAAGATAATTTATATGCGATCAGAGTACAGACCTTTATTTTACTAGAACCTCATTTAAAAAAAGATCATGGATTGACTTTAAAAAAAATGTGGCCATTTAATTGGGAATTAGAAGACGAGGTTTATTTCTCAAGTAGTGAGGATTTCAGGAAAGCAAATGAAACTATTGATCTAATAAAAAAAATAAAGAATGTCGAATCCTAGTATATCGGTAGAAATAGGAGCACGGGTTTTAGGTAATTTCAGAACCTCAATTAATGAAGCATTAAGCTCATTAGATTCTGTTTCAGAAAGAGCAAAAGTAGCAGGAAAAGCCTTATCATTAGGAGTTTCTTTGCCATTACTAGCTTTAGGTGTCGCTGCGATAAAATCAGGCAGTGATGCCGAAGAAGCATCTTCCAAGTTCAATACTGTGTTTAAGAGCATTCAAAAAACTGCAAATGATGCTGCTGATGACTTGTCAAAATCATTTGGATTAAGCGCAAACGCTTCAAAAGAATTACTTGGAGATACTGGTGATTTGCTTACTGGGTTCGGTTTTACTCAAGAATCAGCATTATCGCTTTCTAAGCAGGTTAATGAGTTAGCCGTTGATTTGGCATCATTTACCAATTTCTCAGGCGGTGCAGAAGGTGCTTCATCTGCATTGACTAAAGCTTTGCTAGGTGAAAGGGATTCTGTTAAGGCTTTGGGAATATCCATTTTAGAAGAAGATGTAAAAAAGCAAGTTGCAATAAACACGGCAAAAGGATTTACTTTTGCGACTGAAAGACAAGCTAAAGCTCAAGCCACCTTAGATATTGCAATTGAACAAAGCACAAATGCAATAGGGGATTATTCACGAACATCAGACGGTTTCGCAAACCAACAAAGAAGATTAGGGGCCGTCTTAGAAGATATTGCAGCTTCTATTGGATCTATATTACTTCCAATTGCAACTCAATTAACTGGTGTTGTAAGAGTATTAGCTGAAAGGTTTTCTAATTTAAGCCCAGAGGCCAAAAAATCTATAGTAATTTTTACAGGAATAGCAATTGCTATTGGGCCTTTGCTTTTGGCTTTAGGTTCAATAACTACTATTTTACCTATTATCGGAGCGGGCTTTGTTGCACTAACCGGGCCTATAGGAATTGCGCTTTCTGCAATCTCAATAGTAATTATAGCCATTGTTTCCGATTTAGAGGGGTTTCAAAGGCAATTGAAGTTAGCACTTTTAGAGGTGATTAACTTTGCTACCAAAACAGCTAGAGCAATTGATTTCTTGGCAGGTGCATTTCCACAATTCAAGGCAATTAGTCAAGTGGCTTTACTTGCATTAGAACAGACTGCAAAAGATGTTGCTAAATCATTCTTGGATAGCTTTGCGGTCAAATCAGTCAAGGCTGTAGAGGATTTAACCAATACAATAGGAACTGATATTCCAGAAGCAGCACAAACATTTGAGGAATTCTCGAAGATTGCAGACGCAGCAAATAAGAAGATCTTTCAGGACGGGCAAGACTATGTAGATAATTACAATGCTTCTTTGGCAGAAACTAAAAGATTGCAGGACACCATTATTTCGGTATCTCAAAATATAGCTAATCAAGGACCTAAAAAAATATTGCAAGAGTTTGGAGGGTCTGAAAATGGAGGGACTAAAATGGAATTAGGATTATCAACTGATGCTCTAATGACTAATCTTTCTCAAATCACCATGCCTGAAATTGATACCTCAAAATTTGATGAAAGTGTAAGTTTAACGGATCAAAAAATAATAGAAGCTAATTCTAAATTCGTGGCAAGTGCTCAGCAATTAGGAATAGATGTATCAAAAGTTTTAGAATCATCTTTGGAAATGGGATTAGGTGATTTTGCTTTTTCAATAGGTGAGGCTCTAGGTAATGGCGCAAATGTATTAGAGGCTGGAGGTAAGGCTTTATTGGGCGCATTGGGTGGCGTCTTGAATCAATTAGGACAAATGGCAATAGGTGTGGGTATAACTATTAAAGCAATTAAAACGGCACTAAAGACATTAAACCCAGTTGTAGCAGTTGCAGCAGGTGTTGCACTTATTGCATTAGCTGGTTTTGTATCTTCAAAAGCTAAGTCTATTGGCTCAGGCGGTTCGGGATCTTCAGGAGTTGGCGCGGGCGGTTCGGGTGGTTCGTTCACGGGATCCGGGTCTAATTCTTTTGATCCTTTCAGGTCTTTTAAAATTGAGGTTGTAGGAGAAATTACAGGCGAGGCAATAGGGTTCGCATTGGCACAGGGACAAAACAGGAAAAATTAATGGCTACTTATCAGCTACTAACTGGATTAATACCAGGTTCAGGAACCATATTCACAAACGGGGAGGATAATCTAGTTCAATTTATTGAAGAGGGCGAAACCGTAAATATAACGGCTAACATAGACCCGGGATGGTCTTCGGTTGCGTATAGCTTGAATAACATTTCAATATCTAATGTGAATACATTTAGTTTTGTGATGCCTTCACAAACGAGCTTTTTGATAGGTGTTGCCTCTGGTGCTTCGGCTCCTATTTCAAGCTACGGATTGAAATACTTTTCTGAGTTTTTGCAGAATACAGGGACAAATGCAAGATGTATTAGAATAGAGATATTTAATGACGGTTACGATGGAGATTCTAGTTTATTGGAAGTTGAATCTATTTTTTACAGCTTTGGAAATTTTGGAGCCGATCCTTTGGACGTGGTTATCGGGTCAACTGTCGATTTTACGATTGCAGGAACGATGAATCAATTTGATGAATTTTTGATTGGTGGTAATCGGGATTGGAAAGTAGTTTTGAAGGATGCCGGATCTATTTTTTGGACTGGTTTTATAAATGCTGATTTCTTAGATACGGTAGACAAAGCAGGTAAGCAACTTCAAACATTCACCGCTACGGATGGAATAAAGGGATTTGAATCTATTAGGTCAGATCGGAGAGTGTGGCCTTTATTTCTATCTAGCAGAGTTCACGGGGCATTGGTGGGCTGCTTAAATCAATCCTATAAAGAGTTTCGGGATGTGAATATCATTTGCAACATTCACGAAAAAAGAATGGATCGGGATCAGGGATTATTTGAGCAATTTTTGACTCCTGATAATTCAGTTTATACGGATGGAGAAATTTCACGATTCTCAAATAACGGTTCAGTAGAAAATAATTTGTTGTATGTTAAAGAGACCTTAGAAAGGATTTTAAACCCATTTCAATGTCGGGTTTTTTTGTACGAGAATGAATTTTGGATAGTTCGAACTCCTGACCTAAATCAGTCTCAATCTTTGGGATTTGTTTACAATCCTTATGCAGATCTTAAAGGGCCTTTTATTATTAATAATGATCTTACTGTTGATTGCAGTATCAATTTACCTCAGCGCACAGCTCGAAGGGTATTTACTTCTTTCACCTCAATTTTGAAACTAGGAAAACTTTTCGTACAGACAGAAGGGGCGGTTTATGAAGCTAAATTTGCAGTTGATGAGTGGCTTCCAATCGGAGGTGATATTTACAGGTTACGCTATTGGGGTTATTCAAAATCACGTGAAATAAGTCAGCCAAAAGGGAGGAGACCCGATGGTGAAACTGCCTTGGTTCAATACCAATCAGATCAAGCAGGAGACTACTTGCAAATTTGGACAACTACAACTAATGCAGGTGTAAACGACCCTAATTTGAGTTTTGTATTCCTGACTCAGGATATTGCAGGCAGGCCGTTAATTATTGCGGAAGAGCTTGCGAATAAGGTAAGCATCTCATTTAAGTTTATGCTGTTATCGGTTGCGGTTGCTCAGCCAGCTACAAATTACGGAGATCACAAAGTAGGGTTCATGGTCAAGATCGGAGATTTTTACCTTTATCGGGTTTCTGAGCTTGTATTTGATTTTAGCACAACTGAGAATATAATTTTATTTGATGCGGAAAATAGAGATGTATTTAATATTGTTAAGATTGACGGTGTAGTGGTTCCCACGACAGGTAAATTTGAAGTGCGATTGTACCAACTGATTAACACGTCGGGCCCGAGGCATTTATTTTGCCTTGCATTTGACGATTTCAAACTGAGTATTGAACAGAATAGCGCATTTCAATTATCGGAAATTTCAAGTCGAGCCGTTACAGATAGCCCGCATACTTATGTTCATCCTGATTTTGAGACTTTCATAGGCGATTCGGAAACTAATATGAGTTCTTCAGCAATTAGATTAGTAGGTTACAACAATGCAGTCTCTGAATTGTGGACTAGAGATGGTATTGAGGAATTACCTTTGTTAGATGTAGTTTGCATCGAATTAGCTAACTTGAAGGGAATTAGGAATAGAAGGATAATCGGAACCTTAGAACGCGTAAAACCTAGGCCTTATCAGTCAGTTTTGTACCAAGAAAAGTATTGGTTAGTTCTTGCGGTTAATTGGGATTGTTTTCGGGATCGTTGGAGAGTTGAATTATTTGAATTGTAGTTATGGCAGATGTACCGGTAAAAATATTCAAGAGCAGAAAGACTTTGATGGGAGTTAGTCCTTCCATTCCTTCGGGGGTTGAGGGCGAACCTTTACCTCCGGTTAATCCTCCGGGGTCTAATCCTAATGGTGGCACTAGAACCCATAATGATTTACAAGGCATTCAAGGCGGAATTGAAGGCGAAAGGTATCATTTGACTGAGGCGGAAAAAGATGATATAGTCACTATTTTGGGGGCTCAAACCATTACGGGCGCAAAAACATTTGAAAACGAATTAGTGAGAATTGAGGGGATTAATCCTGAAATCAGATTACGAGCGAGCAGCAATAAAACTGCTATAAAATTCAGGACGGTTGCAAATGAGGATATCGGAGAAATATCTTATAATGATTCTGAAAAAAATCTAAAGATTGAGACTATAGGAGATAATGCGGATATCGTAATCGCTACTAACGGGACAGGGAAAGTAAATCTTCCTAACATTCCTGACGGTACGGGCGAGTCTTTGATGCGAGACACTAACGGGAATATTGTTAAGGGCGCGGGTGGGCTTGCACAAACAAGCGGAGTTTTTACTCCTGTAATTATAGATGATGATGGTGCTGCTACTTATAACAGCAATTTTGCTTTGGGTAGATTTGTAAAAACAGGATTGATGGTTAATGTTACTATATTTATAAACGTCTCTTCATTAAGCGGGACGCCAAGCGGTCGAGTAGCCATTACAGGGCTTCCCTTTACGTCCTATAACGATTTTGCGCTATCTTCAGATATAGCTATCATGGAAATAACTGGATCGACATTTACAGAAACTGAGGTTTCTTTGTTAGTTGCCGAGGTAAGCGGTGGAGGTACAAAAATAAATTTCAAGTCTAAAAATCAATTTATTTTTCCGTATCAATGGGCTATGTCTCCGCAAGGTAGAATTAAGCTCTCTGGGCAATATAGAGCAAGCACTTAAATTGAAAGGCTTCACATGCACTATTAAAGAATTCTTAAAACAAAAATCCTAAATGAAAACAACCGACATAGGAATAGTTACCATTCAGCTGAGGCGAGGAAACAATAAGGCTATAACCCTTGCGTTCTTCGATGTTGCAGTGGACAACAGCCAAAAGCCAAAGGATCTAAGGATCTACAACGCGATCAGAATGGACATTAAAAAGACTACTGACGTTAATAGTCCTGTTATCGAATCCTTTGCAATCGGTACGGGGCTTGCAATCATAGGAGAAGATTTTAATATTCTCAAAATTACCTTTGCACGTGAATTTATTGAGGTAAATGAAATTCAATATGTCTATGACATTCTTTTCAGAGAAGATCAGGACTTTGCCAATTTGATTGGTGGATCCATAAATATTAATAACACAGTTACGATATGAGCGTTATAGTAGTTAAGTCAGAAACTAACGAATACAGGATTCTTGTCAAAGCAGGTGACGAGGATCTAGCTAGACAAGAGGCGGTAAAAGCTGCAATCAGTGCGGAAGAGGCTAGAATTTCGGCTATTGCAGCAGGTGACTCTGAGCAGGTAGCTACCGAAAAAGCAGCGCAAACGGTGGAGGATGCAGCGGAGGCACTTGCTTCAAAAGTAGATGCTGAAAGTGCCGCTACTGCTTCGGGGGGCTTTGCTTCGGACTCCAATGATTCGGCAGTTGCTTCTGAGGTTGCTAGACTAGCTAGTGTGGCAGCGCAGGGCATCGCTATTGAAGAGGCTGGAAAATCATTAACCAAAGCTGGTGAATCGGCTGCAAGTGCTGCGGCTGCGGAGGCTGCGAAGAATATAGTATTAGCTAACATCATTGATCCAGCAACGCAAATAGAAGTTTCTGAAGATGTAACTGCTTTGGAAGCTTGGAGAAACAAAGTAATCATAGTCACAAATGATTCTACAATAACAATTCCAGCACAGCTATTTTCGGTTAACTGGACTTTTCGAGTAATTGTACGAAACGGATTTTTACAAATTTCAAAACTTGGAGCAAAGACTTTTCCATTTGGAAATCCAGAACCTTTAATTAATCCAAAATCTGATTTTAGCATTCGACAAAGAGGATTAACTCAAGAAATAATTATTACGGGAAATATTATAAGTACACCTTTCGAGGCATTCTTTGATACACGAAATGTTTTAGGAGGAGGTGGAAGTAACGATTTTCAGGTTAGGCTACCATTTTCAAGTGTAAGTTTTGAACCTGTAATAGTTGATTGGGGTAATGGTGATGTTGAAAACATATCAACTTTTAACGCTGAAAATACAACTAAAACATACCTTGTAAGAGGGGAATACAGAATTAAAATCTACGGTAATATCTTCTTTTTGCAGTTCAATAACGGAGCTGAGCGTTTGAAAATTGGAGAAATAATTTATTGGGGTGGAACTGTTATAGGTACATCTGCTTTTTACGGTTGTGAAAATTTAGCGGCTATAGACGTGAAAGATGCTCCTTATAATATTTCTACAAATATTTCCACCGCTTTTCGAAATTGTGTAAACCTTACAAAGGTGAGGGGTATGAATGAATGGAATGTTAGTAGTGTTACTAATACGGCAGTTATGTTTTTTAGAGCAACTGCTTTCAATCAGAATATTGGAGCTTGGAATGTTAGCAATGTTACTAATATGGGTAGTATGTTTAATAGCGCAACTGATTTCAATCAGAATATTGGAGCTTGGAATACTCAGAATGTTATTAATATGCAACAGATGTTTCAAAGCGCAACTGCTTTCAATCAGAATATTGGAGCTTGGAATGTTAGCAATGTTACTACTATGGTTGATATGTTTAATAACGCAACTGCTTTCAATCAGAATATTGGAGCTTGGAATGTTAGCAATGTTACTAATTTTACAAATTTTATGATAAGTAAGACGTTCTTAAACTACTCCACAGTAAATTACAATGCATTGCTAATAGGGTGGGCAAATAGACCCGTAAAGCCAAATATCTCTATCAACTTTGGAACTATACGATATACGTCAGCGGCAAGCGTAGCAAGAGCAGTTTTAACGGGTTCGCCTAATTTCTGGACAATAATCGACGGAGGAATATGAAATTCTACAAACTAGCAAAAGAATACGGAATACTTATAGATGATCAAGTAATTACAACTGAGCGTAGTATAGAGTACATCACAAGGGAAGCATATATCTTGGCAACGGGCGAAGATTTACCTTTGGAAGAGGTACCCTTCTCAATCACACCATCCCAAGGTAGAATGATGTTGCTACAAATGGGATTATTAGCAGCGGTCAAAGAAGCAGTCGAAAACTCAACCGAGGATGCTTTGGCAATATTCTGGGAGTATTCACTTAGCTGGAATAGGGATAATATCCACATCGCAGCAATGGCAGGTATGCTAGAAATGAGCGAAGATCAAACAGATGATTTTTTTATCGAAGCAAAAAAGATATAAATGCAATTCGATAAACTAACCGATCCAATCGACTACACAGAAGAAAACTTTATCGGGGCCAAAGTTCTTCTAATAACTAGCATGTCTTTTCTAGGCATAAGTTACGGGCTTATTTTGCTGCTATGGTTTTTTATGGTTTTTGATACGCTACTTGGGCTAATCGCTTCAATCGTAATAAATGGATGGTCATCAATCACAAAAACCAGATTTTGGGCGGGCATACTTACGAAAATTTCGATCCTTTTCATTCCGCTTAGCTTGGCAATTACAGGAGCCTTGGCAGGGTTTAATTTGAACATATTTGTATTTAGTTCTATTTATGTCCTAATTGCAAATGATGCCATTAGTTGTTTCACGAACTTGCTTTCAATCAAAACCAAGAAACGCTACATTAACAGGGATCTAGTCGAGATCCTTATCAATGCCCTACGCACGAGCATCTACAAATTTGCCGAAGGGATCATTACCAAAATCAAAAAAGAATGATAGTTACAAAAATAACTAAGAATATTCACAGAATTGATTTAGGAATTTCGGGCAGGCTTGCGGTAATCTCAGACCTCCACTGGGATAATCTGAAATGCGATCGGGAAAAATTGAAAGCGCACTTAGATTATTGCCTAAAAAATAAGATACCGGTATTTGTAAACGGTGACTTCTTTTGTATAATGCAAGGGAAGGGAGATCGCAGGGGAAATAAATCAGACATTCGGGCCGAACACAACAACGCGAAGTATCTTGATTCTGTCGTCGAAACCGCTGTTGAATGGTTTGCGCCCTACGCTTCAATCCTAACTGTAATCGGTTACGGGAATCATGAAACTGCAATTATCAAACATCAAGAAACCGACCTATTACAGCGATTTGTAGACCTGCTGAATTACAAATGCAAAAGCAATGTTTTTGCGGGTGGGTATGGTGGATGGCTGATACTGGACAAAAAACATAAAGAAACCAGCGATAAAGTTCTGACTCGAACACTGAAATATTTTCACGGTTCGGGTGGTGGAGGTGTTGTGACTAGAGGCGAAATTAACCTTACCAGGGCTTTGGAAATACACGAGGGATTTGACATCTATTGCCTTGCGCACATTCACGAAAATAAAGCTACCGACATAGTTCGTGAAGCGGTTCGATTCAACAATGGAAGCCATAATTTTGAACAGATACACAGAAATGTTCACCTAATGATTACAGGCACGTACAAAGAGGAATTTACTGATGGTTCGAGTGGTTGGCACATTGAGCGGAATGCACCTATAAAGTATATTGGAGGCAGGATCTTAACGCTTACAAGTCACTTGAAAAATAATGAATATGATGTTTTAGTTGACTCAATAAAATTTCCGTTATGAAAAGAAAAATAGATCATGTTGTAATACATTGCACCGCAACACCGCAAAGCACTACCGTAGAAAGTATAATAAATCATTGGAAAAATACGCTGAATTGGAAGAGCGTTGGGTATCATTGTTTGATTGAGCAAAGCGGAAGGATTCATACACTTGCGTCTTTTGATGAAATTACTAATGGTGTAAAAGGCTATAATTCCAAGTCTATTCACATTAGTTATATCGGGGGTGCGAAGGTAGATGACAGGACCGAAGCGCAAAAGAAATCTATAATTGTTTGCATTGAACGCGCTTTTATTTATGCTGGAAAAAAAGTAAAGATTCAGGGGCATAGGGATTTTCCAAATGTGAAAAAAGAATGTCCTAGATTTGATGCACAGATCGAGTATAAAGAACTGAGCACATGAAATACCTCTTACTATTCTTAATGCTTTTCAGCTCTTGCAGGACTGTGAAAAAGGACCTAAGCAAGTCATCCGAAACCTTAGCGGAAAAAAATACTGAGCAAATCACAGAAACCGTAAACGAAAAGGCAGTTGTAAAATCCGTATCTGAGCTAAAAAAAGCTTCGGAGTCCTTGGAGATTGTAGGACTGAAAATTTACCCCAAAGGCGTTTTCGTTATTGATTTGTCCGGCACTTTCACCGGGGAAGCTGATTCAGTTGTTCAGGTCAAAAATAAGGCTGTTATAGAGGTTCATAATCAAAGTAATGTAATTACACAGGTAAAGGAGTCGGAGGCTAAGAAGGATAGTAAAAATGATTCTGAAAGGATTGAGCGTAAAGAAGTCTTTGAGAAAAAAGTTGAGCGGAAGCCTAATACTGTTTTGGGTATTTTTTTAGTTGTCATCGCTTTGGGGGTTGGTTGGTTCTTTTACTGGAAAAATAAATAGTCTTTTGTTTTGCATTATTAAATAAATTGTTTAATTTTATGGTATAGCAATGATGCTATAACAAACCAAGAGCGATCATGAGCAAAATAGAAGATTTTACACCGGGTTCAGTATTTACAGATGGAAAATATGTTTTTCATTTCCACTCCATTGATCCAAAAAATGGTTTGCCTTTTCTTACCTGCAAAGAATACCAGCCTGAAGGTACTATAGGTTTTCTAGACGTATGGAGAACTTTCAAAAAGGTAAATTAACCTAAAGCCCTTCGGGGCTATTTTTTTGCGCAAAAAAAAGGAGCAGTCATAAACCGCTCCTTTTCCGCACTACTAAAACATAACCTAACATCTATTTTTTCAAACCGCTAATATCAATTATTACAACTGCTTTCTTATCATTCAAAAAAGTAAAGTAATCGTATTGCTGAATCGGAGCTGGTTCTAATTCTTTCTTTGCAGCTGGGGGGTTTATTCATTCATCTAATTTAGTTAATTTTTAATAATTAAAAGTATTTGTTTTTTTAAATAAATTAGTTAATTTTGGGAGTACTTAAACGACAAAATAATGAGCGAATTACCTAATGAATTGGTAGAGATTGCCAAAAATGTAAATGTAGAAAAAAGAAATGAGGTTCAGAGTGTTCTTAACAGCGTCTTTGCAGGTGTCTCCAAGATGCGAGAGCAGTTGGATCTAGTCGAGGTTACTAGTGAAAACGATAAGGTCAACATGAAACTTGCTAATACGATCAGGCTTGGTATTCGGCAAGTTAGACTAGATGCCGAAAGAACCTTTGACCAAAAAAGGTCCGAGGTTCAGGAGCTAATGATTTCTTACAAAACACTAGATCAGCTGTGGCTGAAGGGTAAGCAAGTCACGCAAATAATGACTAAAGAACTAGAGGCAACCGCAAAATGGAAGGAAGAAACTAAGATCCGTTTTGACTTGGAAGCAAAGGAACTTGAAACTCAGCAAAGAATGATTCAAGTATCAAAATTTGATTCTGATATTAACCGGATTGAATTTGAGAAAATGAGTTCCGATTCATTTGAAATTTTCCTTTCAGGCGTTGAGGCTAAATTCAATAAAAGGATTGAGGAAGAAAAAAGGATTGAATCTGAGCGATTGGCAAAAATTAAGGCTGATGAAGATGAGCGTGTAAGGATGCAAAAAGAGAATGAAAGGCTTAGAAAGGAGGCGGACGTTAAGGCTTTGGAGTTAAAAGCTGAGCGAGAAAAATTAATCCTCGCAAGGATTCAGGCTGATGAGGAAACATCTAGGAATAACGCTATCCTAGCAGCCGAAAGAAAAAGGTCAGATCAGGCAAAAGAAGCGGCTCAACTAAAAGCTTATAATATCCTTCTAACAGAAAAAGCAGCTCGTTTAGACCTTGAAAATCAGGTTAGGGCAAAAGCTAATGAGGAAATGAAAATAAATAAGGCTATTCAAGCCAAGGCAGAAGCAGAACTAAAAGCTGAATTAGAAGCCCTAAAAGCCCCTAAAAAAGTAAAGATTACGAACTGGGTAAATGATTTTGCTATCGTTACACCTTCAGGAATGAGCGAAGACGAAACTGTAAAAGATATAATGCTAAAGTTTGAATCTTTCAAAAATTGGGCTAAAAAGGAGATTGAAAAATTATGATCCTATTACTAATTATAATTCCAATTCTAGCAATGATTGCAGCTCATAGTTTCTTTATTTTCGGATTGCTTATTTAACATAAAAATAGCTATCTTTATCTCGAAGGTCGCTCTTTGTTTAGTTGTGTGATTGGTCCCGGTTGTGAAAATAATCGGGATTTTTTTATGTAAATTTTGTAATTATTAAATAAAATAGTTAATATTACATAAGCAAAACGACAAAGACATGAAAATATACAGAAGCATATTACTAAACGAAGGCGAAGAAATAAACAAAGACAACTTAGGTTGCTCTTGGACACTATGTGAAATATTTGCTGAAGACCACGCAAAGGATATTAACGGAGATTTAAAAAAAGATGGTTTTGTTGTTCTTCAGGCAGATGTTAATGAAGATGAAATTGATTGGAGTAACACGCTTTTTGCAATGGAAAATAGAGGTTATGAATTTGAAGTTGTTATTCGGGGAAATATAAAAGCTACTGTTTTAATGGTAGAAGGAATTGATTTTGATGAATATGCGGTTATTGAAGGAAATGGGGGAGATAATACTTTTGAAGATTACTACGATAATTATGATGGAGAATTAACAAAAGAAGATTTATTATTACTATCACTAGAATTTTAATCAAAAAATGCAAACACAACAAACTAAGGAAATCGCAGTCTGTCACACAGTCGGTAACACTGAGTATTCTTTTGACGCTCAGATCACTTATACGGTTGACATAGAAGAAGGTGACTTCATGCACCCTACCTTTTCCGATACTATTATTGATCGGGTTGAGTATGTGGGCAAGACGCTTGCTTATAACTATATGTCGAATAAAACGGAAGTAGTTACCAACAGAGTATTATTAGCGGAAATAAGAAAGTCAATAGATTGGAAATTTGAACTAGAGAAAAACTTATGATCTTACGAATAGAAGAGGCGTTGATTCGCTTCAATTCCACAGCGGAAAAAACAATTACAATACCGGAACTGGGTGCGGCACTTTGGCCCGATAGCGCAGAGGTCTCTCAAATGGTGTCGGCTTACAAGTTAGTTCGAGGCGAAACTACCAGGATTCCGCTTAGCATGATACGCATTATTTGCGATAAATTAGAATGCAGTCCTAACTTTCTTTGCGGATTTGATGAAAATAAATTCGATTGGTAGTTGTAAATATTAAATAAAATAGTTAATATTACATAACATAAACAAACAAAAAGCGACAACATGAAAACTCAAAAAATAAACATTAGAGGCACAGAGGTAAATAAGATTTCGTTTTCAGAGATTGAATTTTCTTTAGAAGAAAAAGGTCTTAATGTAGATCATATCTTTGTTTTACTTGCAGATCAAAGCGAATTTGTTTATGTGAGTAACGGATTTTTAAGAGGATTAAATTCTACTGAAAACGAAATTGGAGAATGGCATCATTATTTTACAAAAGATACTGACGGTTATTTTACGGCAGGCAAATTAAATTTTAACTAAACAAAGCGATTATGACAACTCAAAAAGGAGTAACAACACACGAATTAATATGTGCAGCGCAAAAGAGCTTGATTAAAAGGCTTTCAAGAAAAATCGAAGTGGCGTCTGAGATGCCATGGATGAAAGACAGGTTCATAGCGAAGACAGTTACACTAGGACAAGTAGTGGCGACACTTTCAAAGGATGACTTCATAGGTTATGCCTATGAAGATCAATCATTTGATAGTATGACAATGCGGTGGCATTGCCTGCATGCGCACGGTATAAAGTCTTGGATGATTTAAAACAATAATGCCCTTCGGGGCTAAACACTTAACAAAAGAGCGACAAAATGAAAATTACAGTAAACAAAACAGAGCAAAGGGAAATAGAGATCCCTAAGTTTTTCAGGATTGGGCGACACTCTTATAAACTTAGCATCAATAACGAATATGTTACTGAGGCTAGGACTTACAAAGGCGGTGCTGATTCTTTTGATTTAGGCTTATTCCCTACGATCAGAATAGAGCTAATCCAATACGTATCATCCATTGGAAGCGGGGAAATTATCCCCATCACAGAGCAGGAGTTCAATTACGTTCTGTGCCAAGTCCTAACTGAAATAGAGAAATTGACTGAGCTATGAAGACTCACATTAAGAAGCTACGGAACCCAAATTATATTGGAAGCTGGGATTTACTCGACGAGAACGGGATTTGCAAGAATCGAATACTAACCATTGAATCAGTCAAAAATGATACTGTTTTCGATGGTAAAGGCGGAAGTGAGGAATGCACGGTTTTGACTTTTACAGGCGCAAAACCAATGATTCTTAACAGCACAAATATCAAGACCATTTGCAAGGTTTTAGACACTCCGTTTATCGAAGATTGGGTCAGTAAAAAAATTGAAATCACCGTTAAAAAAATTAGAGCATTTGGAGAGATGCATGACGCGTTGAGGGTTGTTTCTACCGATTTAACACTGACACCAAAGCATCCAAAATGGGCGGGCGCTAAGAAAGCATTAGCAGAAGGAAATGTCACTATTGAGGCAATTAAAAAAACCTATTCAATTTCAGAGGAAAACCAAAAATTATTGAGCGATGCAAATTAAAGAGTTTCAAATCAGATGTTCGGCCATTTCGGACATCATGACAAATCCAAGATCCAAGTCTGACATATTAAGTCAGACTTGCAAATCCTACCTTGAAACATGGGTAAAAGAGCAAATCTACAGCACTAGAAAAGAGATCAAGTCAAAGTACCTAAGTAAGGGTATTGCGGTTGAGTCTCAGGCTTTGGAATACTATTCTGATGTGAATGAATTGGGGTTCTTGGTTATCAATCAAGAGGGTTACGAAAATGAGTTTATCACTGGAACACCAGATCTAATATTTAAGGAAACAGTTTACGACTTTAAGTCTTCTTGGGATTGCTTTACTTTTCCATTGTTTGAGAATGAAGTTGATAAGGGCTACTGGATGCAGTTGCAGGGGTATATGCACCTAACAGGACTAAATAGTTCAAAGCTGGTTTATACTTTGCAGAATACACCCGAGGAGCTGGTATTTGGTGAAGCTAAGGACTATTCTGAAATTAATTCAAAGTTTCGGATAAAGGAGTTCTCATTTGATTACGATCCTGATTTTATGCTATCGGTTGAGGCTAGAGTAATTGAATGCAGGGAGCACGTTAAAGTTCTTGTAGATGCGCTCTGAGGTATTTAATCGGGATTGCCTGGATGCTATGAAAGAGTTTCCGGATGGTTTTATTAAGCCTTTAATCTGGGATGATGAAACTAAAATCAAACACGTTTATAAGTGTGTTTCGGCCACTTATGTAAACTTACCAGTTCAAGGCGATTGGAAATCTCATATTGCTGTTTGCGATGAAGATAATTACGGTTTCAATGCTACTTTGTGGTTGATGAACGGAGGTTATAGTATTTGTAGCCATTGTAAAAATATTGAAGAGGCAAAGTTAGAGTCTGAAAAATGGTGGATTAATTTTGTTAGCGGATTTTTAAATTTAATTTAACGCTATTCTAAAATGAACTACGAAATAACAGCCTCCGAAAATAAAATTGCATTAATTAGAAAAGAAATTGCAATACTTGTAAATGAACAAGGGGTTTCAATTAGAAACGCAAGAAAGCAAATGAATATTAAATATGGTAAAGGTTGGCGTGAACGTGGATTAGTTTCAAATTCAGATAACCAATAGCTTAATTATGACCTATAACTAACACTATTCTAAAATTTCGCTCTGGCTAAAAAAAAATAAATTAAAAACAAAACCAATAGAAAGTAACTAACTTATAATGAACGAGAATCAAAAAAATGAATTGCTCGAAAAAATAGAAGCTTTGAAAGCTTCGCTGGTAGGTGAAATGTTTGCCGACATGGAGGCAAAGGATCAG